CCACGTTTAATCTCGACTGGCGAATACCCTGCAAGCTCCTCAGCCCAAACTTTTTTTGCGTTCTCTATGCCAACATCATCACCAGCCGAGCTTAACTTGCCAGCTCGGTATTTGTCTAAAAACGGATTGCCAAAACGTCCATGCAATCGCATGAAAATGCGTTCCGTCCACGATTCGGGCAGAGGATCAAACTCTTGTAAATTCTGCGTCAATGGCATATTCATTTTGATTAACTCCGTTCAGGTGTCCTAGATGCTCGTCCTTGAAAATTGACCGAGCTGCGATTTGCCGTGCATCTTCTTTCGTTTTCCCTAGCGATACGCCGCTAGGTGGAGCACGGCTTATTGTAGGTAACCCGTCCTCCCAAAGTTTCCCATTAAGATACGTCATTGGAGCAGGCTCATAACCAGAAATCCATTTATCAGTTATTTTCAAGGCGGCAATATGCGAAATGATTATTTCAGCAATAGAATCTAAATTCTTCGCTTTCCAGTTAGACAAGCATTTCGCTTTTTGGGTTTTGCGATCAGTTGCTGGCCAGATATTCCAAAATTCGTCAAAGCGTTCAGATGTATGTTTGCTAGAATCGGACGATATAGTATTATTATCTGCTTTATCTGTATCTGTATCTGTATCTGTATCTGTATCTGTATCTGGCGTTCGTTTGCGTTCGCCTTGCGTTCGTTTGCGTTCGGTTGCGTTCTGCTTTTCTGGAATTGGCGATTTTTTAGCCTCTCTCCATGCTTTTGCACGGAGTGCGCCACCATCTTCGCGTTCAACCTGTCTTTTAGACCAGCCAGAAAGTTTATCACCATCCAAAACACGACCTTGCATAGCGGTAAGAATTGCATCGACCTGCTCACATTCCAAATCAAGTGCACTCGCAATGTCTTCGTTACACACGTTTTGCGTTCGCCCGCGTTCTGTTGCGTTCGATGCATTTACTAGCAGGTGCAGATAAACCGAAACCACCGCAGGGATAGATTGCTTTGAGACGCGAGAAATAGTTCTCCACTTCGGATCATTCGGCATGTCATGCCATAGTCGAAACCAGGATGTAGCCATGACTCATCCCACCTTCATCGCAGCCATTACTTCTTTGTAAATTTTCGGCTTTCGGTATCTAATCAGTTCTAAGCAATCAGGTGGGATTGAGTTTCTGCGCCATTGGCTTATTACTGTTGCGCTCTTACCCATCATTTTTGCCGTGGCATTGGTTCCGCCGAGTGCGTCTATCATTTTGTTGGCCAATATATCCATCTCATGTCCTTTGGTTAAATTACACAATCATCATAACCTATAATTTAATAAACTGGAATAAAATTATTTTAATTATTTGAATAAAAAAGTGTTGATTATTGAATTTGTTTGGCATATCATTCGTCAACGGTTACAAATTTCAACGAGTTAAAAGGAGTAGTAAAAATGTACAAAGGTATTTACGGAATAACACAGCACAGCGGCAAGTATAGCCGAAAGGATTTTAATCAAGACCCAGAGGATACGCTGTTATTTAAGGTGATATTTTGGTCAATAGTTGCGAGCGTAACTATTGGCTGGCTGTTCGGGTGGCTGGTATGAATAAAACAGAGTGGGTATCAAAACGAATCTCGGAGTTAATGGCAGGTCGCTATCGCTGGACTGGCGTAGATAATCTGCGCAACTGGCTGGAAAGCCTAGACGCGGCTGAGGCTGAAATTGTGGAGGTTCATATTAAAAATATGAATTTCGGAGAGCTGAAACAACAAGTGTTTATCTACGCATGGACTGCTGCCTACGACGTAGCTATATACGAGTATGACCATTTGGAGGAATTAAAAAACTATGAGCAAGATAAATGATTATGTAATGCAGCAACAAGAGAAATATGGGTTTAGTGACGACAACGGAAATTTTAACGAAGGGATGTACGATGAAAACGAGCGAAATAATAACAATGCGGACTGCATTTCCAGAGCACCAAGTAAGCAAGTTACCAAAACCAACGAAAGCACAGACAGATGCAGTTAAGGCAGATTTCAAAGCAGGCGTTAGATGTGTTATTTGCGGCGGCTGGCACCATCCGCAAGTCGTACATCTTGATTATGTCGGTCATGCGGCACTCACAGACAGATTGCTAGATGTTGATGACGCATGGTCATGGGACCCAGTGGCACTTGATAGCAACGGATTGCCAGCAATTGATAAAGACGGTGGGCTATGGATAAAGCTAACTGTAAACGGGGTTACAAGGCTTGGCTATGGTGATGCACAAGGCAAGACGGGCGGAGATGCTATGAAAGAGCGCATAGGCGATGCTTTACGCAATGCCGCCATGCGATTCGGTGCAGCTCTGGACTTGTGGCACAAGGGAGATTTGCATAAGGATGATGATGATACGCCAGCAACTAAGCCAGTTGCCGCAGTTAAGCAAGAATCTATGCCTGTAACGTATTTATCTACTGACCAGATTACACAAATTCAGGACTTGCTGAAAGTGACTAGCGTTACCGCACAAGCAGTATGCTCAACCGCAAAAGTCAAAAGCTTAAAAGATATAGAGGCGAGCCGTTTTGCTGGTTTGCTAACTTGGATTGATAGTCAACATAAAGGAATTGCAACATGAACATTTTTACATTCACAGGACGAGTCGGCAAGGATGCAACCGTTCGATATACGCAATCAGGCGATGCTGTGGCTATCTTCTCAGCGGCAGTAACATCAGGATTTGGGGAAAAGGAGATTACTACTTGGATAAATTGCACAATTTGGGGCAAAAGATCAGAGTCGTTATCACCATATCTTACCAAAGGCGTGCATGTAGCTATAAGCGGCGAGCTTACTAATCGTCCTTATACGGACAAGTCAGGCAATGAAAAATACTCGCTTGATGTACGAGTGAATGATGTTACGTTGCTTGGTGGCAAACAAGAAGCGAAACAGTCGGCACAGCCAGCATGTTCACAGCCAGCACCAGCGCGTCAAGCGCAGAGCGTTGAAGATATAGACGACGATATACCATTTTAATCACAACGGCGCATATACATGGTGCGCCACTAGGAGAACAATATGAGAACACCTAAAGTAGTAACTGCAAAAGCTGCCAGAATGTCAAACTGGAGGAAAATAATATGAACTTATACAAAACTACCCAAGAATACATCCAAGTAGAAAGCAAACTAACCGACCTTGAACTGGATGATGTAACCCTAGCAGATACGCTTGAGGGTGCACGTTTCCCGCTTGAGCAAAAGGCTATTAGCGTGGCAATGATAGTGCGTAATCTTGAAGCTACCGCCGCCGCAATTAAGGTTGCCCGCGATGATATGGCGAAGCGTGAGAAAGCCGCTGAGAACCGCGCCAAGTGGATAAAAGAATACCTGCTCAATAATATGCAAGCGGCAAATATAACCAAGATTGAATCGCCTTATTTCACGCTGTCGATAGCCAAAAATCCAGAAGCTGTGATTGTAGATTGCGACACGCTCATACCTGCGGATTATTTTAGACAGCCAGAAACTCCGCCGCCAGTGCTTGATAAAGCGCTGGTTAAGAAAGCGATTAAAGACGGGTTTGAAGTGCCAGGCTGTCACCTTGAGTCAGGTGTGCGGCTTGCGATTAAATAAGGATTGATGATGAATTATTATAGAACCGAATTTTTTGCTATATGCTCAAACAACGGAATCCGTATATGTTATTCATTGGTAATTAAAACTGACTCAGTTATTGAAGTTGAGGAAATTATCAAAGAAATTGATTCTATAACCAGCGTATCCCATGAGGAATTAGCAGATCATCTATTTGATGTTTTTGGTGGAGTTCAAACCATGATAGCCAATCATCACAGCGTTGAAATAGAAACAATACGAGGTTTAGAATGATTCATTACCACGGATTACCGATAACTCCAGCAACATCAGCTCGTGCAGCGGTATCTGGTGGACATGCTTTTGTATCTCACAGATATGCTGATCAACTTGGGTTAGTGCTTGATATTTGCCAGAGTTTTGCAGTTGATAATGGTGCGTTTTCAGCATGGAAAAGTGGTAATCCAATTGTAGATTGGTCTTTGTATTATGAATGGGTAGAATCTATATGCAGGTTTCCAT